ACGAGGCGGCTCAACGTGATGGGCAGCCCGAGCGGTTTCATGCGGATCTTGCGGAAGGTCTGCGGAAGAAGGAGTTGCGGTTCTCCGACTTCAGCATTCGCGGTCTCTTCGAGAACTTCGTGGAGGACGGGCGAGAACTCGTGGGCCTGTACGATCCTCGATCGAACGGCAATACCGAACTGCGGGAGACGGCTTCTCTCGTGGCTTCGAGCCAGTTCGCCAAGATCTCGGGGCAGTTGCTCTACAACGCCATCATGGCGGAATACGAGCAGGAGGCGTTCGTGTTCTCGGGGATCATCCCGACGATGAGCACGCAGTTCAACGGCGAACGCATCCCCGGCATCTCAAACATCGGCGACGAAGCCCTGGTTGTGGATGAAGGCCAGCCCTACCCGAAGGCGGGGGTCTCGCAGACCTACATCGACACGCCGGTCACGACCAAGCGCGGGTTGGTGGTCGAGGTCACGAAAGAAGCGATTTTCTTCGATCGCACGGGCGTCCTGGAGCAACGCTGTCGCAAGGTGGGTGAGGCTCTCGGGCTGAACAAGGAAAAGCGAGCCATCGACTGCGTGGTCGATGAGAACGTGACCGACCATCGCTACCGATACCGCGACACGACGATTGCCACCTACGGCGACAACGCGGGGTCGCACAACTGGGACAACCTCGCGGCCACCAATGCTCTGGTCGATTGGACCGACATTGACGCTGCCGAGCAGTTGTTTTCGGGCATCCTCGACCCCGAGACCGGCGAGCCGATCTTGATCAACCCGTCGCACCTGATCTGCACGCGGCAGCTGCTCTACACTGCCCGTCGCATCATCAATGCCACGGAGATCACGGTCACCACGCCGGGCTACGCGACGAGCGGCAACCCGACCGAAACGAAGACCGGGAATCCGATCGGCAATTACGCCATCGTCTCCACGAACCAGTTGGCTGCCCGGATGGCGACCGACACGTCGTGGTTCCTCGGGGATCCCCGCAAGGCGTTCGCGTACATGGAGAACTGGCCCCTCACGGTGGTGCAGGCTCCCGCGAACAACGAGGCCGAGTTCACCGCCGACGTGGTCATGCGGTTCAAGGCGAGCGAACGGGGCGCCTACGCGACCCTCGACCCCCGCTACATGGTCAAGTGCACGGCCTAATCGTCTGACCTGGCCGACCATCAATCGCACCCGTCGGCCCCCTCCGGCGGGTGCGTTGTTTTTGGGAGAGATGAATGTCGAAGTCGAAGAAGCCAGTCGAGTCGGACGTCGTGCCAGTCGTGCCCGTTCCAGTCGAGAAGCCCGCTGTGGTGCGTCCTGTGGGCTGGCGGCTGCGTCCCGTGGGATCGGGCGGGGAATTTGTCGAGGTCGAGGCTGGCAGCGTGGAAGACGCCATCCGAGCGTTTAACGGGCTGGCCAACTCTGGCCGGTCGCCGTTGACCGCGAAGAAGCTGGAGATCCTTCCTCCGGGGTCGAGCGATGGCAACTGACGCCGAGAACATCGTGGCTATCCGGTCGGCCCTCTATGCGGCCCTCGCGACCGAGGCGAGCAATCCCAAGCCGTCATACAGCATCGACGGGCAGAGCGTTGACTGGAACGGCTACCGGGCGGCGGTGCTCAAGCAGATTGCCGACTTAAACGGGCTGTTGGCGACTGCCTCGGGTGCCTTCGAGGAACTGGGGGAGGCGACGACGTGACGCTGAACATCGCCGGGGACTACACGATCTGGGACGGGGGCGAGACTGTGACGCTGCGGCAGTTGCGGGCGGACGGATCGGTTTCATCGACCGTCGATAACGCATCCTCGGGCGTGGTCTCGCAGACGCGGGGCAACTATCAGGGGATCGAGATCACCGGCGACGAGCGGTCGTGGTCGCTGAACTCAACGCAGGTCGGGGCTCGCGGCGTGATCGTTGATGACATCATCGTTGACGCGGCGGGGAATACATGGCGGGTGTTGTCGAGTGAGCAACGCACGCTCGACACGCGGTGGTACTGCGTCTGCCGAAAGCAGGTCTGATGGCGATTCTGTTCGACATCCTCGTGGAACTCCAGAAGCAGGTGCAGGCTCTCGATTTGCCCGGCATCCCTGCGGGGAACGTCGTGCTGTGCCAGGTTCCGGCGGTGGAGATCGCCCGCATGAACTCGCAGCAATTGCCCGCCGTGGTGATTGCGCCATTCGGGGCGGAGACCGTGGCCCCACAGAGCAACCTGAAGGACGACGTGGTCTATCCCGTGCTCGTGGCAATCGTCACTTCGACCAAGATCGTTGGCGAGAACGTCAACGAGAAGCAGTTGGCCGACTTCGACCAGCGGTTGACCTGGCGGCAGACGATCCGGCAGGCGTTCTCTTCGCAGCGGCTCACCCAGTCGCTGGTCCATCAGATCACAATGCAACCCCTATCAATCGTTGACGCGGGGGCATATGCTCGGGATCTGTACGTCTCGGGCTTCTTGCTGCAAATGACCAACCGGGAGGGGCGGACGTGATTGCATTGACTGCCGATTTGGCTCCCGCAGCATTCGAGGCGATTGCGAAGCAGGTCAACGATGATCCGGTCGAACTGCTCGATTCGCTGGTGCCGATCTTGCAGAACAACGAGAAGAACATCTTCTTGACTGAGGTGGACCCTGACGGGCGGGCATGGAAAGAGCTGAGTCTGAAGACTGTCAACCGGAAAGGATTCTCGAAGATCTTGGTCGAGACCGGACGGTTGTATCAGTCGCTGACTGCCCCAGCGGGGACATCTGACACGATTTGGCAGACAGAGACGTCGCCGTCTATCCTGACATTCGGCACGTCGGTGCCGTATGCTAGGCTTCAGCAGTTCGGCGGATTTAGCTTCATCGAAACTGAAAAGGGCAAGAAACGGATCGAAGTTCCTCCCCGGCCCTTTGTGGGGGTCAAGGTAGTCTTCGAGGATCGGCTGGTCAACGCGGTGGCTGACGCCGCAGTCAAACGCATCGTGAAGGAGAAGTGAGATGGCAGCGTCAATGGGTCATCAGTCGCGACTGTCTCTGGCAGCAGGCGGGACCGCGATCGGATCGTACACGGAGGCGTATGAGTTCCTCACCGAATCGCTCCGCAAGCAGTTGACCATCGTGGACACTGCCGGACTGCGGGGGACACGCTCGCACCCGGCAGAGCGGACACGCGACGGCACCTACGCTATCGGTGGCGGGCTGCAATTCCACGCCACCCCCGCGATGCTCGATCTGTTGCTGCCTCGCATCCTCGGGGCGAATGAGGCCACCGACGTCTTCGCCTTGGCCGAGACCCTGCCCGAGTTCGATGTGTTGATCGACCGCGTGGCGAAGCGGTTCGTCTACGGTGGCTGCCAGATCAATCGGGCGACCTTCCGGGCTGCTGCTGGCGGCCCGCTGGAACTCGATCTTGACGTCATCGGCAAGACGGAAGTCGTCTCGGCGACAGCGTTCCCCTCGATCACGGCTCCCGTCGATCCTCCCTACGTCTGGCAGGATTGCGTCTGCACAGTCAACGGCTCGGCCCGCGTCGTGACGCAGTGGGAACTGACCATCGACAACGCACTCAACGCGAGATTCTCGAACTCGCAGACCGCTACCGACATCCACTCGACCGATCGCATCGTCACGGTGAATCTGACGGTGCCTTACACGTCGTCCGAGGTGGACCTGTACGGGGTCAACACCGGCGGGGCAGCGGCGGCTACTTTCGTGTTCACGAACGGCAACTACTCGACGACGTTCTCGATTGCGAAACTTCAGGTTCCCGATCAAAGCCCGGTCGTTGATGGGCGAGGAGAGATCCTATTGCAGCTTCAGGGGGTGGCGAAGAAGTCGAGTACGACAAACGAACTGGTCATCACCCACGACAGCACCGCATGAGTGGGCAGACGCGGGCGCAGTTGTGCGAACTCTGGATGCGGTTGGGCGGGATCGAGGATCGCGTCGGGCCGAAGGCGTTGGGCGATCTGGTGCGGGCCAGGTCAGAGCTTTATCGAATCCTGTGCGAGGCGGAGTGATGTTGACGGCATTTGTGGACGACGGCTACACGCGAGACGGGCGGATTGCCGAAGCGGCGGGGAGGTGGCCCGAGATCAATTTCAGCTATCGGCCTGCTGACGCCTCGCAGTTCACCGAGCAGGTCGTCCGGGGCAAGCATTTGGACGATGCCGCGTGGCATAAGTTCGTGGCCGAGAGATTGGCGAAGAATCTGGTCTCGTGGGACATCAAGAACAGCAAGGGCGAGTCAGTGCCGATCACTGCGGAAAACCTGATGCGGTTGGTCCATCCGGTGTTGACCCGCATCTACAGCATCATCAACAGCACCGAGGCGAGCGACGACGCGGGAAACTGGCAGCGGGTGTGAGGCTGGCCATCCTCCACCCGGGCATCGCGTGGCGTGATTGCGGGGACTGCGAAGCCCATGTCTACGACGAGAAGACGGGGCGACGGATGGAACACAACGGGAAGCCGATGAAGAGGCCCAAGGGCAACCTGGCACCGTGCAGGACGCGGCAGAATGGCTGCCCGAAGGGGACGCCGGAAGCATCGCGGGCGTTGAACGAGCGGAACCAGCGAGCGTACCAGCATTACCTTGAGTGCCGTGCTGTCAACCAGTGGC